ATCAAGTACATTTAGATAACGAAACGATAACGATTATCTAGGTCTGCCGTAGGACTTTCCAGACACGATGAATGTGCCGTCCTTCTCGATGTGTATGAGATCAACTTGAACCTTAGCTTTGTTGACATAGATGATAGCGAAAGCCTGTTGCCAGTTTGCAGAGCCCTTCGTGTAATGAGCTTGCTTAAAGTCCATGAGATTGCCTACCTCAACACCATGTAGGACACGCCCTATGCGCCCTCCAGAAGCCTCTGAGAAGGCACTACGCCCTGCTCTGTGAGTATGACCTGAGATGACATTCTTTCCATGCCTACGGGCTGCTTCAAGGGCTGATAGGCCGCCCTGTGGCTTGATTGGTGTGTGGTCTCCATGTACTGCAATCCAGTTAGGCGCAATAGGCATAGGGTTTTTGTGAAAGGTAATGCCAAGCTCATCGAACTTCATGAACTTCTCAAAGCGCAGCTCTGGTAATGCCCCGAAAGCAGGGACTTTAGCCATGATGATGTTATACAGGCGGTCTGTGTGATTGCTACGGATGCAATCGGTAACACCTAAGTCCCAGAGAAGCTGTACAGCTTCATTGCGGTCATCATCTAGGGTTTGGGCATAACTGCCCATGCGCCCTTCTTCCCACTTGCTAATCTGTGGAAGGTCGATCTCATCGCCAATGGTCACGACTTGATCTGGCTTGAACTTAGAGATAAAGCTTGCAAGGTTACGGGTTGCAACCCTGTCATGGTATGGGACTTGTAAGTCCGAGACTACGACTATTCGCTTAATCGTCATCCTCATCATCTTCGTAATCGCCATAACGCTCTGGCTCTATAGGATCAGGCAAGATCCAATGTGGATAGGCTTGAGGCTCTGTAATCATGAACATCGCTACATCTTCTGCAAAACCTGCTCGCTTAAGAGAACAGAAGTATTCATAAAGCCCAATGCAATAAGCATCTAGCTTTGAGTAGCCTTGTTCCTCAAGTGCTTTAGTTGCTTTTCTTGCCATAGCAGAATATTACCTGTCGAGAAGTATGTTATAGATCTCATCGACTCGCGTGTTGAGTCTTTTGATCTCAGACAACAGGTGGGTAATTACATAGCCTGACAAGCCACCAAGGATTGTAATCGTGGCTATGTAAAGCGTGAAGAAATCTGACTGTGTCACTTCTTGATGCCCATAGATGGATCGTTAGGCGATAGGTATCGCAACACAGGTGGAAGGATAGAAGCGATGCCAGCTGCAATAAGTGCCTTAGGATCTGACACACCTGCTGCTGCCATTGAGATAACTGCTACCAAAAAGGCTCTAGCCCATGAACCTGCTGCTGTCTTTAGTTCATTCATTATTCTCCGCCTAACATAGATACTTGAAAAAAAGCACCATCATTGTCAGCTTCTTTCTTAAAACTAACATGCATGTGCTTAACGTGTTTGTTAGCCCCCGTGTACTTGCGCCACTTCCAGTTAAGGATGCTGGAACAAATTCGTCCATCGAAAATGATGTAACTAATACGCTTGTCCGCTTTTGACTTTGATAAGGTACGAAGCTGATCTGCAAGATCGCCCATGATGTCGGGCTTGCTACCCTTGAACAGGTCACGGTCGAGATCAATGGCACGAACCCAGCCTTGCTCATCTGGATTATGATCAGACTTGCGAGCAGCGTGTCTGGTATCACCAATCCAGCCATCCGATAGCCGGTCACGATCTGGGAATGAGTCATCGACTTGCTCCCTTAATTGGATCGCAGCTTTACTTAGCTTTGGCTTCATCCGCTAAACTCGGTGTGGATTGTTCCGCTTCTGGATTTAGATAGCGTTGATAGTCTGAGTTAGATTCATCCATAGGAATCCAAGCCACATTACCATTTTCATCTGTTCGCTTAACAATGCTTGAGTGTTCTTCTTCAATTACTTCGTATGTAAATATTGCTTCCATCTGATGAAAGAGTAGGCGCAGCCGTACCTCGGCTGGTTGTGCCTTCAACGCTGTCAAAATTACCTGATGCCGTAAAAGTTGGAATCGTACGCATTGAAGTTCTAAAAGGTACAACAAAACCTGCCTGAGTCGCTGAGACATTGCCGCCATAACTAAAACGATAAAAGGCTTGACCAGCCGTAATGCGCTGGTAATACCTCTGACAAGCGGCTAATTCTCCTTGAATTGTTCCGCCTGCATAAACAAAAGCCGTAGCAGTTGATCCGAGTTCTAATTTAGATTCTGCAATGTAAAGGAAATCTCCAGCAGTAGTATCAGTAACATCTGACCAAATAAATAGAATAAGATTTTTAGTGCTGGCTGTATCGACAGCACCTGATACTGAATAAGTAGCATAGGAAGTAGTAAGGTTTAGATTTACTGGGCTGTTTTCATAAGTAGCATTGGCAATAAGAGTAGGATTAGTACCCTCTGCGCCCCAAGCCGAGATGATGTCGCTTGTTACTGTATCGGCTGTGCCTGACCAAGCCACAATAGCAGCCTTAACATTATCTAATTTAGTAGTAGCTGATACTTTGGCCTTAAAACTAAAGGTTACTGTATTGCCTACTAAACCTATGACATCTTTGTTTTCAATAATAGTGGCTATGCCAAACTTCTTATTTACTGTTTCAACATCTAGAGCAATAGCAAACTGGCCATTTGTAGGAACAGTTGTAGTTTCTTGCGTAACATCGATAACATCATTAGTGTCGCTAAGGATGTACCAGCGATCTAAGGTGTAAGCATCATCATTGTTAGCAGAAGCGGTAAATGAAGTACCTCGCTGAGCAACAGCAAAACCGCCATTGATTAGATAGTTTTTGTTTACTGAACTTCCGCCAGCAGTAGTCCATGTAAAGTCCATGTCTGTTCCAGATGCCTTAGCAAGGACTTGACCAGTAGTGCCACCCTTAAGGTCGACAAGGCTTGCATCGATTGAATCGCCTAGAGTCTCGATGGCTACTGCGCCATTCTTTACTAAGTCGCTGGATGTCGGAACAGTCCAGCCGAAATTGGGTGTGGTAGTTGCCATTAGGTTAGTGCTCCAGTCGCGTTAGTCCATGTAAGTGTACCATTTACGCCAGTCCAGATGAGTGAGACTGGCAATACTGTTTCCCATTGAGTCGTGGATAGTGAGAAGTCTGTAGCTGAGACAAAAAGGGTAAGGTCGACAGATGATGGAGTAGCTCTCACAGCGATGTTCTCCACAAAGCCATCGAACTGACCGCCAAGAAGATTGCTGGGCAGGTTAGTGATTAACACAGGCTGACCAAAAAAGATGTTGATCAATCGATCAAGGTCTGCACTAGGCAGGTCTGGATTATCTAGGCGAAAAGTAATAGCTTCAAGTGAGCCTCTAGGAGTTTTCCGCAGGTTAAGTTCTCTAGAGGCGATCTCAGTAATGTCAGTCAAAGTCTTGATGTTTGACTCAAATGAACGCTCGTAAAGCCCATAAGTGGCAATAGAATCGGTGTCAGAGGTACTGTAGGTCGAGGCGTATCCTGTGCCGTATTTATAGATCAAGCTGTTACGAATGCGGTTTGTTGTGGTAATTGAGCGAATAGTGCTAGGGCTTGAATAAGAGCCGTTGATGTTAGTAAAGCCATTAGCTGCAAGATAAGTGCTGCGATGGTCTGCATCATCATAGGAAACTAAGCCATTCTTTTCTTCATGCATTTGACCAAGCGCGCTGTTAGCAATCTGATCTGTCAGCGTATTAGATCTAGCTGTAGCCGATGCTGCAAGGTTAATCATGGTATAAAAGCCCGGGTCAATAGTGCCGATGTAGGACTCTGCATCTTCCCATGTGACAGTTGCAGGGTATGTGTCCCATGTAAGGGTGGGAGTTACTTCATTCCATGTCAGGTTAAGGACATTGTCAACGATGGCTGCGATTTGTGCGCCATCTAAGGCTTCTGCAAGGGCTGTGTTATAGACAGACTTTGTAAGCTTGGCAAGGAAGCCAACGCCTAAGATCCTGCCGTAAGTGATAAAGCCTGTTTCCTCAGGGCTACGGACTCCGATTGTAAAGTCTGAAACTTCACCGCCATACATAGTGACATAGTTGCCAGCACTATCTTTAAGCTCTAAGGTCAATGCATCTGTGACATCAATGGTGAAGGGTGAGCCATCTGTGTTGATAATGTCCACTTGGCAGTAACCTGCTGTGCATTGCTTATCAATGTCTACTCGACCAGCTGAGAAGGATACAGCCGTTACAGTCGTATAGACATCATCGCCAACAGTTACGCGCCATTCGGGTAGCCAAGTCATTACTCAAACCCTAGAACGTCCACAGTACCCCGATTGGCAGCACTTCTAATAATCTCGACAACCTTTTCTGCTACAGCATTAGGATCACTAAAAGGATCGCCTGTGACTGTGACTTCAATCTTTGTTGTGCCACCTGTTGAAGTTGATGCAGTTGCTTGAGCGGCGGCTGCTTCTGCCGCCTGTGCTGCTGCTGCCTGTGCTGCTGCTTCGGAAGCAATCTTAGCCAAAGCTGCTGTCGTGTAATCATTAGCACCTGTTAGCAATGCTGCTTCTGCCGCCGCCGCTGCCGCTTCTGCTGCTTCTTTGTAAGCTGCCGCTTCATCTGCTAAACGCTTTTGCAAGGCTTCCATCTGTGCTTTTGCTTGAGCGGCTAGTGCTTCTGATTGTGCTTTTAGTTGCGCTTCTAAGGCTGCCTTTTGTTCTGCTGATCCTGCT